TATAACAAGATCTCCAAGTATTTCGTCTAAAGCAGTGTCTAAATTCATGTCATTGCGATCGTAGTAGTATTGAAACACATATTCCATAATATCTTCTTTCTCACTCTGTGACATCATTAGATAACCATCTAAAACTAGTTGACCTAAGTGATTTCTTCTCATCATCGATCGGCTTTTTTAGTATACCCTAAAGGTTCGCGAGTCATGTTAAAAGTCTTTTGACCAAATGTGTTGCGCAACCAATCTCTGTCATCGTCTTCATCTAATAGTAAATTGGTATTGAGACAACCTAACAGATATGCCCATATCATTTGTTGGCGATGGTCTACCAATTCTTTTTCTATTAAATTGGTATTTCTACTAGCTTTACCAAATTTATGTTTAGGTGGTTCTCTACGCCAATGAAATATTAAGACATCATCATATAGGTGACCAACATCTAACCACTCATTAAGTATAGGATCAGATTGAATCCATACTGCAAGACCATCTTTTCTTTTATTACAAATACGTGTGACGTCATCGATGTGTAGTGAGTAGGTTTCTTGGTACCCATAACGATCTGCAATGCGAGTGCAAAATGCTAATAGGGTTAATAAACCTTCATCTTCTAATTGCTCTGCAAATATGGGTACCTTTACTATCATGGGTTATTTATCAAAGTTTTCTGGTAACGGTGTCGGTGGTGGTGTTGGCATTGGAGTTGGGATTGGTGGTGGTGTTTCAGTTCCATTAAAGTAATCCGATAACGATTTAGTTTTGTGTTTTTTTGTCTTCATCTTTTTATTCTATTTTATTTTAAAATTATATGGGGTTCCTATGGTTTGTTTAATTATATGGCAATTCTACATCGTTTGCAGTTGGTGCGGGTGCTTGTGTTAGTGTATGATCATCTGTCCATTGAAATCTCATTTCAGAACCTTTACGTAATTTACCATATTTACTTTTCTGTACTGTTAAATTAAAGTTACCTAATATTTCTTCTAAAGGTCCATTATCATATTGTAATCTAGCTACTAAAGCATAGTTAACATGGTGTGTAGCTTCAAATGCACCTGCTACATCATGTAAGTCTGGTGTAGTACCTTTACTAACTAAGGCTTGACTAGCTTCTCTATTTAACTGAATAGAAGTCCAAATGTATTTATCCATTCTCATCGCTAAGCCTTTTAGTTCTGCAAATACTTTGCCTAGTCTTTCCCACTCTGCTTTAGTATTTGAACTAGTTTCTATTAGTTTAGCATAATCAATCACTATACCATTGATAATAACCTTTTCTTCTTTCTCAAAGTCTTCTATTTTCTTTTTTAGTTGATCTACTGTAATGTTAGTCCATTCTACTACCCAAATATTACCCCAACCTTTTTGATCTGCTAACAGATTGTACTGCTTACCAACAGATTCGAATGAGTCTTTTGTAGCTGTATGATAGGCTTCTTCTGATAAACCTAAAGCTTGTTGATGTATTCGTCTAACACAATCTTGATAAGGCTCTTCTTGTGCTAAGAAAAGTATGTTCTCACCTACTTTAACTAATTCAAATGCTAACCAAGTTTTTAAAATAGTTTTACCACCATTAGTAGTAGTAATAATAGCATAAAGTACTTTAGATTTAATAGGAACATTATTGTCTCTAAACCAATCTATCATTAACTCGACTTCTCTTTGTTCTATTTGTTCTAGTGTTTTATAATCTCTAACTGAAACTGGTGGACTAAACCTTTCTTCTGTTTCTGTTTGTAATTGTTGGATTCTAGCATAGAGTTCTTGTTGTTCTTTATATGCATCTTCATCTAGTTGTGCAAGTATCTGTACACACTTACGACTAGCTCTCATTCTAGCTGCTTGCATTTGTAAAGCTTGTGTAGCTGTATCTATCTTCTGTGCTTCACTAATCCTTTTGATACACTGTAAGAATTCTGGTTTTTCATTGGGTTTAAGTTCATCTGCTATAGATCTAGCTACTGATTCTAAACTAGGTGGTATACCTTGTGTTAATTGTTTTGCCATTTCTACTAGACATCTTTGTTGATATCCATCTAAACACTCTGTTGGTATTTCTTTGATCAAATCCAAGTTATTGAAACTTGCTTTGAGTAGTTGATTGATTTCTAATTTCATTTAGTTATTTATTTTTTTAGGTTCTTCCAGACTATAGTATCTGGCGGTGCAGTTAAGGTTTCATTTTTACTTATAGGGGGTGGAGTGGTAGCTCCATCCCCTATAATATTATTAATATTATTTACCCTACCTTGGGGAGGTACAGCTTGGACCCTCCGGGGGTACAGGTTTTTTACCCAGGGGGTACAGGCCTTGTCTAACTTATAGATCGCACTTGTCTGATCTCTTTGACTATGTGCCTTGATCATTTTAATATATTTATGCTTTAGTAATAACTTAGTAGCCTTTCTAAAGTCGTCTTGTTTGATGCGCCAATCTTTACTCAATTCACCTTGTTTAAAATGGACTATGCCTTCATGATAACACCAATGGACTATATAACTAAGAGTAATAAAGAGTACTCGATGTTCATGTGGTGACATCTTTTCTTCAAACAATGGTATATCTAATAGTATATGGTGTATACTGTAATTTCCTTTCATAGTTATTATTTATTATTTAACCAATTCCAACCTTTAGTAATTGGCTCTGTTATATCTCGATGACCCATTCCTGTTTCAACAGTTTGACCCCATTCTATTTGACTCATACTAATACCTTGTTGTAAATCACATTCTAATTTTCTGAGATTTATACCCAAGTTAACAAACCAAACCCAGCCACCAGTAGTCCAATAACTAGAGTAGATACCATGTTTTTTCTCAGTCCACTTACGTGCTATTCTCCATTTATCTAGATTAGATTTATCAGAAGCGATTGGTACAAATGGCTGTGGTGGTTTTGGTTTCTTTACAGTTTCACCATTTAGTTTTAACCATTCACCTAATTCAGATCTACTAATACGCTTGCGCACATCTATTAGATCTTGTTTAGTGGGTTCTTTCCAACCTATGGTTTTTTTATTATCATCTAAAATAGGATCCTTTCTAATACTCTCAGGCATACGACTAATTTGTGGTATCTTTTTAGTAGCAGGATCTATGTGACATCCATGTTTTGTTAGTACTCGTTCAATGGCTTCCCATAGAATTGGGAATAGGTCTTTAGGTATAGGTTCTTCCATTCTAACAATCACATGGACAGACTTTGTACCACTCCATGTCATAGTACTATAAGGTAAACCACTTGATTTAAACAGGTCTATTTGTGTGTCTCTGGGTATGATCTGTTTATTATGATCTTTGTCCATCTCGAACAACATAGAGTAAAGTCCAGCTTCTAATACATTTTGAGTATCTCTATTGTCTATAATAGGATTGATACTAAACTTAACACCATGATCTGATATTAAATCAGGAAATACTGGTTTTGGTTTTGTAGCACTCGCATCATTCCAACCACATGTACTAATATGGTCAACATCAAATAAGACTTCTAAAAATTGTTTTCTATTCACAAGATCCACATGTTTCACACTCACATACTGCAGTCTTCCAATTATCTATTTCATCAATAGTTTTTGCTTTATATAAATGCTTTTTAATTTGGCGTGCTTCTCCATTAGAAATATTAGGCCAAACAGCTTGCGCATATTCATTATCAATAGATTCATATATTCGATAATGGGAATTTCTATTTGCTGTAGGTGTTTTATTTACTTTTATTTCATCGATCTCTAATGTTTGTCTATTAAAGATAGCGTAACAAGTCCATGCAGTCTCTTCAGGTTCATGTTTTAACTCAAATACATGAGGTGATAGAGGTACTGTCTCTAGAAATGATTTTAATTTGGTTTCATTCTTAACTAAAAATGGATCGCCTTTATATAATTTAAATGCCATAATTATACTGTTTGTTTATTTTTCCAAAAAACTATTTCATTTTTTAAATAGTCTATAACTTCATGTTCTTTTAAGCTGTACTCAACCATAATGGGATAATATGCATTATGACTAGAAACCTTTACTGCTAGTTCTATAGACCAACCTTTAATACTTTTGTCATAGTCAATTATGACTCCGCCAATATGATCTGCTACTTCTACTAAATAATCTGCGTATTTAGTAAACCCTGTGTAATTAGTGTCCATAATTATACTATTGAGACTGCTTTGTAGTTATGTGTGTTACCCACTTTCTTAACTAGACCTTTGTCCATTAGTTTAGCAAGATTCTCTCTAATACATTTACGTGTAAAGCCAGTAGTGTTTGTCAACCATTGATTAGTAAACTCGTCATTGCGCTCATCAACTAATTGCATAATGATACGCTCATTACTACCTAAGTCTGTTTGTTTTAACCAAGTATTTGATTTGTACACTGGTCTGAATTGCTCATCGATTGCTGCTTGCATGTGAATTCTAGTAGTATCTAAGAATTCTGCGATTTCTTGTTTTGTCATAATTATTTATTTATTTTTAAGATTAATTAAAGGAGAGGCTGAGTGCCTCTCCTTGTTTTGTTTAGTAGTTGAGGATTGTGTATCCGTTACTTAAGATTTGTTTTGTTAGAGTGTGATATGTATTGTAACTTCCCCACCAACTTGTTACCTCTATTGTTTTTCCATGAATAACTTTGTAGTTGAAGTCGAAGTTTGTAAAATCGTACTCTTTTAAAATTTGCTTGATTGTCATAATATTTATTTTTTTAGGTTAATACATCTATTATACCACAGTAGTTTAAACTGTTTCATAATATTAGTTACTTATTATATATCAATGTCTTTTGAGAAAAAAGACAAATTACACATATATGTGATAAGTTTATTTACAACATTTTTTAGATTTCTTTCCAGATCCACATGGACACGGAGTATTTCTACCAACCTTTGTTGATGTTGCTGGCGCATATGATGGTGTGAATGCAGGTCCATATGACGTTCTTGTTCCAGGCGTTAGTTTATCTAACATGATAGTGTATCTGTTTCTTGAGCTATGTATTTTTACATGTCCACTAGCCTTAGACATCCCTATGACTTTTGCTAACCCAGTTGATGTAGATTCTGTAACTGTTTCCATATTACCAGCTCCAAGTATTCTACAGCACGTGTCACCATTCGGTGTATATTCTACAGCAACATAGTAGGCGTTTTGGCCCATTAGACTACTCATTTTATATGTCTGTGATGAGTTGATATACTCAGCGACAGTTTTCCCAGCAACATGCATATAGTCCATTTCTTCTTGACCCGACATAGTAGTTGCTATTTCCATTTGTTTAGCAATTAACATTGCATGTGCACCGAGATCTACTTTAGATAGCTCGTCCATTTTAGATTTTGGATAGATCCAGTGATATGTTTCTTGTGTTAGTAGGTTAGTTGCGTGGATGACAATTTCGTCAGACTTAATTTTGTCAGACATGTTGTGACCTTTTACATAAGCTACTTCTGTTGGCATTGTGTTTTGATTTTTCATTTTATGTTTTTTTTATTGATTATTATTTGTAGATGTTTACCTTCATTTCGAAGATGAGTATTTCGCTTGTTCCTGTCATACGTCCCATTAGAGATGCGAGAGGGTCCATGGGTTGATCTTTAGTCATGTCTTGATATGTATTGTATGTTAGAGATGTACAACTGTCACTGACCATATCGGGTGTGATTCCTACACATGGTTTATTACCTATGTACTTAAACCCTTGTGACTTATACAACTCGCGTACTTGTCTAAACTGTGCATTTGTATCGATGAACTGCATTTGTCCTGTTCCGTAGTGGTAGAAGAACCTTACTGTGTCATTACGTTTTTCTTTACAGTAGTCGAGTTCGTCTTGTAGTTTCTCGATGATTTCTTGTTTCGTTACCATATTTCCACTGTGGAAACTGATGATGTTTGATTTTGTTTTGAATGAATTTGTCATTTTGTTTTCTTTTTTATTGATTAATTAATTATTATATAGGGAATCTGATACTTTTTTTTGACATAAAAAAACTTTTATGCGTTTATTTTCGATTTATTTTTGTTCTTGTAAATTTACATTCATTGTTAGTATGTAAGCAGCCGCTCCAATTATTTTAGCAGGTTCACATGCAAGATTGTATTGATTAATTTGAAATTTATATCTTGCTTCTAATGTCTCTCCATCCATAAGGCCTTTAGTATAGGCTCCGAATTGGAGTTCAGCTTCATGCATCATATAAATGAAATGATTAATAAACAATTGTGATGTGCTATATCCAATCTTTGGCAAATGGTGTTTTGCAGCGCTAATATGATAATCTTTGATTAGCGATTGAATAGGTGTCTTGAATTCGTTGTTGTCTGATAATCCAGCCATGATGTTTTGTTTTTATTGATTAATTAATTATTATATAGGGAATCTGATACTTTTTTTTGACATAAAAAAACTTTTATGCGTTTATTTTCGATTTATTTTAAGTTAGGGTTATTTGCGCATTTTTCTCGATTGATACCTATTTGGTTGATCAAGTAGTCTGAGAACTTACGGATGTTGATTGTATTCCACACATCTTTTGAGATTTTACAGATACAGTCACTGAACCTATCGTCATATCCTTCGAGGACAATTGTCATATATTCGTCAGTCGATATCATCGTTGCATTGGTGCATGTAGGACGGCCGCTACGTTTTAGTACTTTCATCATATCATCTTTAGTAGAGATGATCATGGTTTCTGATTGCTTAGCAGGTTTGAATTGGTCTAATAGTGAATTTTTCATTTTGTTTTTACTTTTATTAATTATTATATAGGGAATCTACCACTTTTTTTTGACAATAAAAAATTATTGTGCGTTTATTTTCAAATTTATTTTATTCAAAGTCTTTTAGGTCTTCTAACTCACAGTCAAAGTAGTCTTCAGTTGTGTATCCGTTATGAAACTCATACATAGACACGAAGTATTCGTTCTTGGTTTCTTGTTCGACTACAAGTTTGATACCAGGTTTGTTAACTACGACAGTGTTGTCAAGTTGCTCTTGAACTTGGAAACCGTTCTTGGTTAGGATGTTGATTGCTTTTTTCATTTGTTTTGTTGATTAGTTAATTATTATATAGGGAATCTGACACTTTTTTTTGACATAAAAAAACTTTTATGCGTTTATTTTTTAAATTGTTCGTAACTTTTATGTTTAGTTTTTCTTGTATAGTGTTTTTTACTCTTGTATACATTAGGTCTTGTTGCCATTAGCACTTCTTGTCTTGTTACTTGTATTTTCTGTAGTTTCATGATATTTATTATTTGTTAAGGTTATAAAATTCTGTTGCCTTTGATAATTTATAAGTAGTCACTAACGAATTAGTAGAGTAGTCTACAATAATTACTTGGTCATAATATGCATTTACATACATCGCTTGGTTAGGTTTGTACTGTCTAAATGAATATAATCTATTTGAAATAGTCTTACCAAATTTTTGACAATTTGAATCTGTTACACATTTACTACGTGTAAAAGAATCTGTAAATGTTTTAACAGTCATACCAAACTTTTCATGAAATCTTTCGATGACGTGGTCAGTAATTGTAAATTCTTGTTTTCCTTTTTTAATTGTTAAATTTTCCATTTTGATCGTTTTATGCGTTATTGTTATTATTATATAGGGAATCTGACACTTTTTTTTGACATAAAAAAACTTTTATGCGTTTATTTTTTAAATTGTTCGTAACTTTTATGTTTTTTAGCTATCATTAGTGACATTTACAGGGTAAATATACCACAAATAGTTGACATAAAAAAATATTTGAGCACTTTTTTTAAAATAATTTGAAACTAATGAAAAGTAAGGGGTATAAATAGTATGTGAAGCAAATTGCATGGTAATTGTTTTTTTTCTTTTTTTACACGCTTCACATGTTATTATATCTATTAGGTAGCGGGGTTCTTGATCGTCCCCGCTATTTTTTTGTCATAAAAAAAGGAGGTAACCAACTTAATGATTACCTCCCGACCTAAATAAATAAAATAATAACTAATGGCAATAAGTTACTACTGATTATATATCTGTCTCTTAATTATACAATTCTAATTTTCAATGCTCCTGAAGTATGGTAAACACCACCTAAAGGTATATTACCAGTAGCTGCTGCAGCATCATCTGCATAGTTTAAAGTAGCATAGTCTAACAATTGCAACTTCTTGATAGTGACTGTGTTTGCAGTAGTTGCTTCAACACCTTGACCTAATGCAATAGCATCAGTTTCTAAAGCTTTAGCCAATCTTCCGATTGCAATAGCATCGGATTTACTGCCTGTTCCAGCTTCAGCATTTTTACCAATTGCAATACTATCTACATAGTTAGGATCTGCTTGACGACCAATTCCAATATTATCATTAAAAAAGCTTGAAGTTACTTGATAACCAATAGCAATTCCATATTGACCTTGTGCAGTATTTTCTGCACCAATTGCAATACCTTTTGCTCCAGGTGCTGTTGATTGTTTTCCAACTGCTAACGCAAATTCACCGCTTGCATTACAACCAGTTCCTACAGCTACACCGTATGAACCTCCAGCTTCACAGTATGTTCCCAATGCTTGTGCAAATCCTCCAGTTGCTGATGCTCCAGACCCGAATGCGTTAGCATTAAACTGGTTTGCAAGAGCACCTTTACCGATAGCAATGGTTTCATTATTTGATGCCGTTGCTGGACTAGAAGTTAAAACCGAAGCTATACTGTCTGTGCCAGTACCAGCAGCTAAACCACCTCCAGTATCTAAACCAGTTACTGTTGCTGAAGTAAAGTCTGCGTTACCTGTAAATTTAATTGTTGTTGTTGATGCTTCTAATGGTAGTGCGTTGCCTACACCATCAGAGATCACTCTGTTTGTTCCGTTAATCGCTGCATTATCAAGAGTCTTTAAAATACCTTGATATGATGTATTAATCGCGTTTCCTGTTAATTGGGCCATAATTTATTGTTTGTTTGTTTTTTTATGAATATATTGGTGTTATACTGTCAATTAATACTTCACATGTATCATTGTTATCAGCGTTTGCTTGTAATGCAAATGGTAATTGTACGTTCGCGGGTAAAGAATTAATGTATTTACTCATAGTTGATGTACCCAAAGTGACTGTAGAATCAGCGTATGCTGTATTAGTAAAATTAACACTGCCTACATCATTATTATATCTACCCGCAACGTTGCTAGTAACCCGAAAACCAGTAGCATTACCACTTATCTTTTTATATCTAAAAGTAATACCGCTTAATCTTAGACCTCCATTGTTTGTTGGGAAACTAGCTACGTAACCACCAAATGTAGTACCTGAATAACTTTCACCTGGTGCTTTATACACTTCTAAACAAGAAGTACCAGTTTCTTGACCAGTTGTATTTTGTTTATAGAATACACCACAACCTTGAGATGACCAAAGACCATCTACATCTTCAAATGTTACAATATTATTAGAATTCATTTGTGGACTATTTCCTGTCGCTATCAGATAGTAATCTTTAACACTTGCTCCTGCTGGTAATTTAACATAAGAATTAGTAGCTATAAGACTCTCATCGTTAGTTACTATAAAGTTAAATGGTGTTTGCTCAGCAGTTAAACCATTTCTAACTATTTTTAAGCTAGATAAAATTAATTGACCTGAACCTGTCATAGCAGCGGGAGCTCTATAATAGTCAGCTGTATAATTTTGATCATCTAATCCCATCATAACCAAATCACCTGTAATGTATAGGTTATAAGATCTATTAAATAAACTGGCCATACCAAATACTCTACCTTTTATAAAATAACCAGTAACATTTTCTATAGTACCACCATTATCTTCTAGTTGTCTATCTCTGTTTTGATTAGCAAAAACATGTAAGGGTGCACTATTACCAACAGCATTGTCACCAAACAATCCATACTCATAGTAATTTTTATCTAATACAGCACCATCACAATCATTTATATAAATCAATGTATTTGTATCTGTCCCAGGAGCCATATAAAATTGTTGTCCTCCAGCTTTGGCAGAAGCGTTTAATAAAATGATATTATTAGCATAAGCTATTCTACCAAATTGCATTTGAATACCATATTCAAATCTAGCAAATGCAATATTTCTAAACAATGGCATTCCATTATCCCATTCACCTATACTTCCAGCACTTGATATTGAAAATTTAGTACCAGATCTACCACCTACACCTACTGCATTATTTACCCAATAAGTATGGCCAATAACAGATGTAAATGTAGCGTCATATCCACACTCTATAATTGCACCAGCATAAACATCTGGTGTATTAATTGTTTCTTGAGTATTGCCTAAGACTGGATCGTTTACTTTAGTAATAGTCATACTTAAAGTAGTTTGGTTAGGATATACATGATACCCTCTAGTAGTCAAAGTAGTTGCAGTAATTGCTTCTACTTCTGTGTGCATCCAACCATTGAATTCTGCACCATCTGTAATGTTAGGTGAAATAATAATAATGTCACCAACAGCTAAAGACGATGTTAAGTCTGTACTAGTTGTTAATTGGTTAGTTCTATCATTAGTACTAACAGTTGCACCTGTATCTAAATCTGTGGTAGTTGAACCAACAACCTTTACCACATCCCCAGTAGTTGCACTAGATGTTGTTAATGCATGACTAATAGTCTGCCATGGAGTTGATGTTGAGCCATCACCAGTGATGTCTGAACCTGTTAAATAATTTACGTGATAATTAGCCATTGAGTTCTTGTATTTTTTGTCTTGTTAATTCATCCACTTGAGTTACTGTTAAACCTGAAATATCATATGTATAATATTCAACAGTTGTTTCGTGTGGTGGTTCTTCATTTACTGTTTCTTTAGTAATAACTAAATTGTAAATCTGTGTACCATCTACATGTAAGGTGCCTTCATTGACATTAGCATAGAATGGCGCATCCGTGTAATTATAATCCATATTATGTTGTTTGTGTTATATTTTGTGCAAATAATGATGTTGCGAATGGTTCAGTTGATATTGGGTTACTAACAGTTGTATAGAACAATCCAGTATCAAATTCTGTAATAGGCGATACAGTTGCAGGTTCAAATACTTGTATGTAATCTGTTTTTACTTCAGTATCTGAACTACCTGTTTTAGAAGCTTCTAGAGTAACTGAATATGTTCCAGTAGTATTATATACTACACTTGGATTCTGATCAGCTGAAACTGATGGGGTAGCTCCTGGTAATGTCCAAGACCAAGCAGTTGGCGTTCCTGTTGAGGTATCAGTAAAGTTTACTGTATCACCTTCACTTGGAGTAGTTGTATCTGCACTAAAGTCAGCAACTACTGGTACAACATTAACTGTCATATAGTTAGGAACTGTTTTAGTATCTGACCCTTCACTATTAGAGACTTCTAATGAGACTTGGAATTGACCTACTGTATTGTATACTACAGATGGATTTCTATCAGTGGATGTACTCGGTGTGCCTCCAGTGAATGTCCAAGACCAAGAAGTTGGTCCACCTAATGAAGTGTCTGTAAATTGTACAGTAGCACCTTCAACAACGGTTACTGCGTCTGAAGTAAAGTCTGCTGTTGGTACAACTGGTTGTCCAATTTCCCAAATTCTATCTTCTGCTTCCCAGTTGTTAGTATCTTCATTCCAAATAAATGGAATAGCAGGAGCTGGTTCTGGTAATTGTGATAAAGCATACCACCATGTTCCATTAACTGGTTGAGTAATACCATAATAATTTGCCAATGCAATAGTCCAAGAACTATAAAGAGGTTCAGTTATTCCAAAATGATTACAAAGTGCTTGCAACCAAGATGAATTTAAAGGTTCTGTAATACCTAAGAATTCACAATAAGCTTGCAACCAATTACCATTGACTGGTTGAGTAACTACTCCACCAGATTGATTAAATACGTATTCTTGTTGTAATGATTGCATATCTATGATTTTAATTTAGTGATTGCATCAATTGCGCCCTGGGTGCCGATATAAACTCCCGCTATAATAACCCAATCAGATGACGTTAAAGTGTCTGTAAAGAGCCCAAATGAAGCCACAACGAATACCATCAGCTTTCTACTGATATAGTTATTTAGTATTTTGTCTAGTCTTTGTCTCATTGTGTAAATAAACTTTTAATTTCTTGACATTAATTTGTGTGCTTTTAGTAGCAATTGGAACAATCTCCGCCACATTCTTCACATTCGTTTGATAACCACTTTTCATTTATTCGTAAGGGTATATTTGTTTGTAATCCACTAAAGTAAGGGTTTCTTTTATTAGGTGTCATCCCATCTTGTGCAGTAGGATTTGTATATAGAGGGAACATGCTAGGATTATCACATAAAAATTCTAACATTCTCTTATTATAAAATTGTGCTGTGTCTAATGCACTTTCTCTTAAATACTTCATTTCATCTAAAGTAGTTGGTGCAGTCTCTTCACTCGTACCATTTAAGATACCTTTTTCTACCATTTTATATTTTAAATTAGGTAGTAATAAGTATAATGCATATTGAATTAAAGTAGGACCAATATAATCCTTTAAGAATGCTTCTTCATTTGTAGTTAAATCATCTGCAACAACACCTTCTTTTAGTCTTCTATAAAAAGGAGTACCTAAAGTGTCTTGTATATAAATGTCTTGTGCTTGCAAAATAGATGGTGTTAAGACATCAATACGAATATTGTTGTCTAACGAAGTCCATTGCTTCATTCTTTGTTCGCTAACTAATAAAACTGTTTCCATTATAGTGATTCAATATTTGTTTGAGGTGCAGTATCAACTACTTCTTCTTCATTCACTAGTTTATTAGGTCTAATCTTTATACCTACATTATAACCAGCTAATCTTAACATGTAACCAAAACCACTAATTATCTTCTTTCTTTTAGGTTCAACTACTGTACCTTCAAAGTGTGCGTATGCTACCTTGATTTCGTCTGCGTTATTTGAGAATCCTGATGAATCTTTAATTCCCAACAGGAGCGGTGAAGTTATTCTATGACTTGTGAGGATAACTGACGCAATGCGCTCTTCTAAAAGTATATAATAATCATCATTGGAATTATCAAGAGGTGTAACTTGCATTTCTTTACCAGGTTCAGAGAATGATAAAAAGAATCTGCCTGCCGCTTCGGGACCTGTGAAACTTTTTTCAATTTCTTTGTATACATCGCGTCTTTCTTCTGGACTTGGCACACCATTTCTAAATTGAATAAACATAGAAGGTGTGAGTGAATTTGCAATATTATTTGCATGAAAGCGACCAACTTGTGCATCTAATGAAATCGTATTCATAGCTGCAACATATGATGGTAATGGATAAACTTGATTACCAGGTGTATAGTTGTAACAGTAATAGATTTGAGATGCATTGTCTCCTTTATTATCAGAAGCATCAAATGATCTGTATGACTGATATGGATACTTTCTTAGATTTGACCAATCAGCAGAGTACATATACTCTTCAACTTCATCTTCTTCATTTGGTTTACCAGATCTAACATTAGCAAAAGGTAAATGATACATTTCTGCAATTTTTGTTCTTTCTTTGTTCCAAATTACATTTAATGCATAGCCTTGATACAGTGTGTAATCTAGAGATATTTTTTCAAATATTTCATCAATGGTTTCACCTTTTTGGTTAACATATTCATCACCGATGATTTCGATACCATCACCAACGATACCCGCAGTAATAGCGTCAATGCAAGTATGATGTATTGCTGATGTGTCATATAATTCTATTAATGATTGTGGAAATAAGTTAAGTGCTCCATAGTACATGTATTCCTTGCCACGTACTTCTTTGATATTTGGTAATTCTACTGCTTGGAACTGTGCTCCGTTAACTGCGTAAATTCCTTCTGGTGTTGATCTCATATTTATATTTAATAATTTGGTCTATAATATACTTCTGCTTCTCTATCTTCAGTAGCTGGTGTAGATGTGTAATCTATTATACCAGTTCCACCTCCAGGATTACAGATAATTTTAACTAAACCTTCTTCAATAACAGGACCGTCGACGGTAGCTAAGCTCCAATTATATATACCATTTTTGTGGGTGTCGTAAAATTCAGGCCACAAAACAAAGTTTATAGCACTCCATCTATCATTACTTGTTTGTAAACCACCAGCAATTACTACTGGTTCATGTGAATATTGAGACGTGAGAGTCCATCTATACAATGTAAACGGTAAGTTTGGTATATTAAAGTATATTGGTATTTCTACCGTTTCATCTACTACTACTGTCATTTTCGTGCTGTATAATTAAGTCGTATACATATAAATATAAAAACATAGTAAATTGACATGACATATAAATACGAAACAATAGAGTACGGTAAATTCAGTAATGATCAATGGGAAACCTTAAATGGTTTAGCATCAGCACAAAAGACTTTAGATAGAATTAAACAAGAATTAGATTGGGATGGATTTAGTCTCTATGTACACGGTTCTATACTATCAGATGTTGATACACATGATATTGATCTAACAATACAAGGTGATATGGAACCTACCAGAATTAACCAGTTATTAGAAGGGTGCGTTCGAATTGGATTTGAAGAGAAACAGTTAGTAGATGTAAAATACAGTGTCTCGTATGATCTGTATGATCCTGAGATAGATGGAACTAAGACTATTCTATATGCATGTTACCAACCTAAGATAACTGTTAATGGTACCACATTTGATTATGGTAAAAAAGTAATGGATCTTTATTTAAAAGAGACTAAATACCCAATGAATAAAACTATTAATAATGGTATTGAGTATAAATCACCACAAAAATTGATATAAAAAAAGGTAGCCATTTCTGACTACCTCTTTTAATGGGTGTATGTTTGAAATTATTCTACAATAGTAGATGTAACTTCGTACATTGGGCTTGCTTCCAAACCACCTAATACGATTTCGTATCCATTTCTATCACCGTAAGCAACTCCCGATGTAGCTGATCCTGATACCATAAAGGCACCTTTTTCAACTCCTATCGACCAGTACTTACCATTACCATCTTTTGCAACAACTACCATTGTAGTAGCTTGAGCCATCAATAATAATTGATCTCTCTTAGCAGCTTCCATTTTATTGAAAACCATAGTTAATTGTTGGTCAAAGAATAATGTTCCGTTCTCTTGAGAAACTGTAGTGGTTTCTGAAGTCGAACTTGATTGGCGAGGTGTTTCAAATACGAAAAAATCAGATGGAGTTAAAGCAGCACCACTTACAGTAATAGCGGTGATAACACCTGCTGATTCTGTGATTGATTCTACAGGTCCATTAGCGATAAATATCTTTTCGATACCTGCGGTACCGTCATTACATAAATCTAAAAAACCTGCGGTTAATGCTGAACAACTCATATTTTAATTGATTTTTTTAGTTTGTTAAAAACTAGGAGCCGAAGCTCCTAGTCTTGAATTTGTATTGCTTACGCCATATCGTTTGTAGCGAAAACGTCTACTTGAGAAACGCCTACACCTAATCTATATGCAGCACGGAACTTCATTGTATCTTCTGACTCATCATAGAAAAATCTGAATGAATCTAACTCATCAGTTAATCCTGTTGCAGCCAAAATGAAAGAAGATGGACCAGCAAATTTGAAATTTGAACCAGTCAATCCTGAAGATTTAACTACAGTTACATTCGTTCCAGGTAACATTAAGATTTCGTTACCTTCTACTGATTTGTAGTGGTAAAGACCTGTATCACCTTGTGCTACTAAAGCTCTTGTAAGTGCTCTGTATGCTTCTGGAGAAACTACCATGATTAGATCGTCCATATCTTTTACAGATTCGTCGATTGCATCATATAAGTCTAAAGCTTGTGAAATTGCGTTTGCTACATCCCAAGCAGCTGGAGTACCACCTTGAAGGTTTGCACCGTTAGCAGAAGTGATTTGTCCTTTAAGACCAGTTGCTCCTGTTGAAACGTTACCATTGATTAAGTAGTTTTCGTTTTCCTTTCTTATGTTCTTAGCATAGCTCTCAGAAATTACTTCCTCAAATGGGATAGCGTCGTTAGACATACTTGGAGACATGAAAGCAGAAATATATTTCGAGCGAAGTGATTCGACACATAAAAGTGCTTTGCTTTCAAGTGAATCCACCTGAACGTTAACTTGAGAGTAAGTTACGTTGTTGCCTGCTGTTGGATAACCATCACAACCTGCTGCTACGATTGGAG